GGGCACAACGGCGCGATGATGGTGGTCCCCTACACGCCGGTCACTGCCGTCTCTGCGGTGATGGTCGACGGCTTGACGATTCCGGCGTCGGCCGTGTCGTTCACGCCTCTTGCGGTCAAGCTGGACGGCTACCGCTTCACGGCAGGCATCCAGAATGTGCGGATCGACTACACGGCCGGATATGCCACCGTGCCGCCCGACATCGAGCAGTGCGTGATTGAGGCGTGTGCCTTGTCGTTCAAGCGCAAGGACCACCTTGACGTGAGCAGCAAGAGCTTGGCCGGCGAGACGATCAGCTTCATCACGGCGGCGTTTACGCCGTCGGCAAAGCAGGTGCTTGACCAGTACCGGCGCGTGATACCTGTCGCATGATCAAGACCATCGGCGACGCGGCCGTTATCGCAAAATTTGAGCGCATCCCCGGCGCGGCAGAGCGCGAGATTGCGCAGAGCGTAGGCCGCCTGGCGCTGGGTCTGCAGCGGCGCGTGATGCGCGAGAAGCTCAGCGGGCAGGTGCTCAAAGTGCGTACCGGCACGCTGCGCCGATCCATCGACCAAGCCGTGCTGCGCTCTCCCGCCTCGGTGCGCGGCGTCGTCTCCACCAACCTGGAGTACGCCCGCGCGCATGAGTACGGCTTCAAGGGGGCGGAAACGGTCAAGCAGCACTTGCGTACCATCACGCAGGTATGGGGCCGCCAGATTTCGCCACGGCAAGTGATGGTGCGCCAGCACGTGCGCTCAGCCAACATCCCTGAAAAGTCATTTCTCCGGTCGGCCCTGGCGGACATGGCGCCCGAGATCCTGGCCGAGCTTGAGGCCGCCGCCGGACGGATTGCCAAATGATCAACCGCGAAGCTATCCACGCGGCCTTGTTCGCTCGTCTGCAGGGCGTGCCGGGGCTCAAGGTGTCGAGCCGGCGCCTCAAACACTGGAACGACGTTCCGCCGGAGATGCAGCCAGCGCTCTATCAGAGCAGCACAGGTCAAGAAGCCAAGCACGAGACGGGCAAGCCGACGATCTGGCGCCTGTCGTTTGACATCTATCTGTACACCAACACCCCCGAGCCGGCCGTGCCCGCCAGCACGATGAACCCAATCCTTGATGCCGTGTGTGCCGCCCTGGCGCCGACGGCAGTGGAGGGTACGCGCTGCACGCTGGGCGGGCTGGTGCATGACTGTCGCATCAGTGGCAAGGTCGAGACGGATGAGGGCACGCTTGGCGCGCAATCTGTCTCTATCATCCCTGTCGAGGTCGTCGCCGTCGACTAACCCGCCTCACCTCATCACCCAATCCAGCCGGCCCTGCGTCGGTTTTTTTGTGCCCGCCACTGAGCGGGCTTTTTCATTGGAGAAAGCACCATGTTCTTGTTCGGCGCAGGCGAAACCTTTGCCATCCCCCTGGTTGATGCCTCTGGCAACACGATCAGCAACCCGACCCCCATCCGCTGTATGACGCAGCAGTCTGCAAGCCTGGATTTCAGCGCCGATACCAAGGAGCTGTACGGGCAGAATCAGTTCGCGGTGGACGTGGCCCGCGGCAAGGCCAAGATCAGCGGCAAGATCAGCATGGCCAGCGTGTTCGGCCGCGCGATCAATGCGCTGTTTTTCTCGCAAAGCGTGGCGGCCGGCACCATGTCGGCCATCAATGTCGACCTGGTGGGCTCGACCATCGCGACCACGGTCACGCCGACCATCCCGGGCTCCGGCACCTACACCGAAGACCTTGGCGTGATCGACACCAACGGCATCCCGTATGTGCGCGTCGCCAGCGCACCGGCCACCGGTCAATACAGCCTGTCAGGCGGCGTGTACACGTTTGCGGCGGCAGACGTTGGCAAGACCGCATTCATCAATTACCGCTACAGCTACACCCTGGCCGGATCGCAGAACATCAGCCTGACGAATCTGGCCATGGGCGCGTCGCCAACTCTGTCCGTCAAGATGCAAACTAGCTACCAGGGCAAGCGGTGCCTGGTGTCGCTCAACCGGGTGGTGTTCACGAAGCTTGGCCTGCTGGGCACCAAGCTCGACGACTACTCGATCCCTGAGCTGGAGTTCTCCGCCTTCGCGGACGGCGCCAACCAGGTCGGCAACATCTACGTGTCGGAGTGATCACTATGGCCATGATTGCAGGCTCCACGATCACCCTGGGCGACAAGCGCTACACCGTGCCAGCGCTGACGCTGCGCCAGTTCACCCGGCACCGCGCCACACTGTCCAGCCTGAGCGCAGCCACCGACCGAGAGCTGACGGACGACGAGTTGCAGAAGGTGGTGGCACTGGTGCACGAATGCTTGGCCCGCAACTACGCAGACCTGACCATCGATGCCGTGTGGGATGGCCTGGACCTGCGCAGCATGCCGCAGGCCATCCGGGCCATTGCCGGCGCGTCGGAGCTGGAAGAGGTGGGAAACGCCTGACGCCAGCGGGGGGCGGCGCGCCCCTTGACTGGCCAGAGCTGGCGGCCCACATTGCCATGTCGCTCGGCGTCTCCATGCGGCAAGCCTGGGACACCGAGTTGCCCGACCTCTGGGCTTTGCTGAGCTACCTCAACAAGCACCCCCCGGTGCACGTGATGGTGGCCAGCTACCTCGGCTACAAGCCGCCCGACCCAATCGACCAGATGGCGTCCCAGGCTGAAAACGAGCGGACAATCACCCGACTGGCGGCCGACGAGTTCGACGCCCTGGTGGCCCGCTGCGGGCTGCCACCTATGAGCACCCCCCCATGAACGACAAGCGAATTGAAGTCGAGTTCGGCGCCACGGTCGGCGAGCTGCAGGCCAAGACGGCTTCAGCGGTGTCGACCATTGGCGGATTTGCTGGCGCGGTCCAAGCCGCAGCCATCCAAGGCGGCGGCGCCTGGACCGGGCTGGCGAACATCTTCGAGCAGCAGGGCGGCAAGATCGGTGGCGCCATTGGCCTGCTCGGCACTGGATTGATGGGCATAGGCGCCATTCTGGGCGCCGGCATGTTCAGCAAGATGGTGATAGGCAACCTGGAGGCGGCCGCGTCGCTGCACGACCTGGCGCAGAGCTCCGGCATCACGGTCGAGGCGTTGTCGGCGCTGTCGTCCATCGGACGCACCAGCGATACGTCAATACAGACCATTGCCGCAGCCTCCAACAAGCTGGCCATGAATTTGTCGTCGGCCAGCGAGGAAAGCAAGGGCGCCGCTGCGGCCCTGCGCGCGCTGGGGATCGACTTCAACACGTTTCAGGCCATGTCGCCAGAAGCGCGGATGCAGGCTGTCGCTCAGTCGATGGCAGGGTTTGCAGATGGCAAGCAGGGCGCGCAGCTCCTGCCGTTCTTGAATGACTTGGCCGATGCCGGCGAGCTTCACGCCAAGATCACGACGGAGCAAGCCGACGCCGCCGACGAGTTCACGGACAACCTGACGAAGCTATCGGGTGCCGGAAGTGCTTGGAAGAAGACCCTTTCGCTCGCCATGGCTCCAGCCCTGGCCGACGTGAGCCGGGCCGTGGTCGACCTGTGGGGCAAGACGGGCGGCCTGAAAGAGCAGATCAACAAGCTCTCTCAGGATGGCACGATTGATCAATGGGCGCGCAATGGTGTGACGGCGGTCACCTACCTGGTGGATGTGGTGGTGGTCCTCAAGCGCGCGTTTGAGACTGTAGGCTCGACCATCGGCGCGGCGCTGGCGCAGTCGTCGGCCATGCTGTCCGGTCTGGTCGACGCCTACAACAAGGTGACCACAGGCGACTTTGGCGGCGCTGTCGATGCGCTCAAGGGCGCGTACGGGCAAATGACCGTGGTCGGGCAAGAGTGGCTTGCCGAGCAGAAGGACTTGTGGGCGCAGGCGACAGCCGGCGCGCAGATCCGCGACGCCATGGCCAAGGGCGGGCCGGCGCAAAAAGTAGACAAGCAGAAGCTGAAATTTGACAACTCCAAAGAGGGCGGGGACGGCAAGAGCAAGGCCGACAAGAGCCGAATGCCTCAGTTTGAAGCCGAGCTTGAGGCCGCGCGCAACGTGGCCACCCAGCTTGATGCCATCCACGGCATGAGCAAGGAGCAGGAACTCAAGTACTGGCAAGAGGTGGCCGCCCGCAACGTGCTGACGAATGCCGAGGCCCTGGCGGTGGCCAAGAAGACCTCAGAGGCCAAGATTGCCATCTTGCGCGAGCAGGCGCAGCAGGGCGCGCAGCTGGAGAAGATCGGTATTGAGGCATCCCGTGACGCAGCGCTTGCCAAGGTCGATCAGCAGGCCCAGGCGTCGCAGCAGCTGGCCGCACAGGGCGAGATGACGGCCGGGCAGCTGCTGGCGCAGGAGCAGCAATTCGAGGATCGCCGCTACAACATCAAGCTGTCATCGTTGCAACAGATGGCCGCCCTGCTGGATCCTGACCGCGACCCGGTGCAGCTGGCCCAGACGCTGGCCCAGATTGAGCAGCTGGAGCAACAGCATCAAATGCGCATTGGCCAGATCCGAGGCCAGGCGGCGCAGCAGTCGGCCGAGGAGCAGAGCGCCATTTGGTCGGACCTGGGCCTGCGCATGTCGTCGCTCTGGGACCAGGGCGTCAACGCCATGATGAACGGCACCCTGCGTTGGTCAGGCGTCGTCAAGGCCGTGGGCATGCAGTTGGGCGGATGGTTTGCGGGCATCGCCAAGGACATGGCCAAGCACTGGCTGATGGCCGAGCAAGCCAAGACCGGCGCCACGCTGACGGGCACGGCCTCGCGCCTGGCTACCGAAGCATGGGCCGCCATCAAATCCACGGCCATCTGGGCAGCATCGGCGGCCAAGAACATCATGCTCAGCGCTTGGCAGGCCATGGCCGGAGCGTGGGCGGCCATCTCCAGCATCCCGGTGATTGGCCCCGTGCTGGCTCCAGTGGTGGCTGCGGGGGTATTTGCGGGCGTGGTGGGTTTGGCGCGCAACGTGGCATCTGCTGAGGGCGGCTACGACATCCCGGCCGGCGTCAACCCATTGACCCAGCTGCACGAACGTGAGATGGTGCTGCCGGCCAAGCATGCGGACACCATCCGCGCCCTTGGCGAGGGTGGCGCCTCGGGTGCCGGTGGCGACACCTATCATCTGAACGTCAGCGCAGTCGACGCTCAGGGCGTCAAGCGGCTGCTGATCGACAACCCTGCCGCGCTGGCGGCCGGCATGCGCAACGCCAGGCGCAACGGCCATTTCTCGGGAGCTGCCTGATGTCTGACGCGATCTATCCCGCACTGCCCGGCCTGTCCTGGCCGGTCAAGCGCACGCCCATTTGGCGCAGCACCGGCCGGCAAACGGCCACCCTGCGCGAGTGGCGGCAAACCTCCATGACCTACCCGCGCTACCGCTGGACATTGCAATACGAGTTCTTGCGCGGCGCTGCCGCTTATGCTGAGTTCCAGTCTTTGATGGGGTTCTTCAATGCGCGCAAGGGCGGGTATGACACCTTCCTTTTTACTGACCCGACCGACTCCAGCGTGACAGCCCAGGCGTTCGGGACCGGCGACGGCTCGACCACGGCGTTCCAGCTGGTGCGCAGCATGGGCGGCACCGCAGAGCCGGTGTTTGCGGTCAACGGCCCCCCGTCGATCTACAAGGCCGGCGCACTGCAGTCCAGCGGCTACACGATCAGCAGCGGGGTGGTGAC